ATAACCCCCCGTGGTAACCTAGTTATGTTTATGCTTGTTTTAAGTATTTATTAAAGTCACCCATTGATGTATCAAATGGTTTGCCTTTAACTCTTGGGCTAAATTCTACATTCGCTTTTGAATGAACCTTCAAATATTGCCCGAAGTCTTTTGATTGCAATTTATTCACTATGTGAACATAAACCCTTAAAAGTGTTTCACGACTTTTTGTATTTGGGCTTTTTGCAATTAGGTCAATCATTTTAAAAGCAGCTTTTTCAAGTTCTACTAATTCATTAATTAACCGCTTTTCCCCTTGCGTGTTTTCTTTTGCTTGGGTCAAAGTTGTAGCAGTTCCAAGTTCCCCGTTACTCTCGTCATTTAACTTTGAAACAACTCTCGTTATTGCCGAAGTTTCTGCTGATATAACATTGTCAGCTTCAACTTTTTTAGGTGTGAAAAAAGTTCTACTTAACTCGTATAAACCTCGTTCACCTCTAAAAGTACAATAATATACTTTTTGATGTTCAGTTTTCAATAGAAATTTAGTAGCTAAATTATTTCTAAAAATCTGCTCATTCCCTTGTAAATGATCAAATTTGAATAATCGCCATTGCATTTCTATTTGAACAGGCAATTTAGAGTTTTTTGATTCAATCAACATTGTTGACAAATCAAAATGCTCTATGTTTGCTATTCCAAACATTACGCTAGGAGCAACATCTACCAACACTCTATATTCATAAGGATATTCTTTTTGAAAATCCTTTAAGTTCTGATTGAGTGATGGAAGTAAAACTTTATTTGTAAAAACTGAAAAGTCTTTAGCAATTAAAGTTCTTCTTTTATCATTATCAAAAAACATTTTTTGAACGCTTTTATCGTTTTCTTTAGCGTCAAAATAATTGTTAATTTTTAACGATCCTTGCTTATACATATTTAAAAAATTTCTAAATATATAAAGCATTTTGCCATTAGCTTGTATTTCGCCTTTGGCTACTTCTTGGACTTCTGTCCAAGTTGTTTTAGCTAAATCAACCTTTGGTTGAATAGCACTCTTTTTAGTTGTGTTCATTTTTCCTCCTTTAGGTTAATTGAACATCTAATACACTCTTATAACATTATGGCGAAAGTGTGTCAAATATACGTCAAAAATATTTTTTCTGTGAATAACTTTGATATGTGTGTTCATTTTGGGTTTAAGAACATTAGTAGAACATTTCCACGTGTGTAGATGTTCTTGCTTTGTTCTTTGCCTTTTTTTTGCCACAATTCACATGAAAAAAAAATTAGAAATAAAAAACTAAGACATCGTATAACGATACGTGTGAAAAAAAATAATTTGAAAAGACTAAGACATTGCTACTATCCCTAGCCGTTGAAAGGGTTAACGACTAGGGATTTCTCGAGGGAGAAACTTAAAATATTATTGCACCAATTACTATACCAATAATAAACCAAATGATTTCTTGTCTATAATACAAAGTCCATACACTAAACTTTGATTTTAGTTTATCTAACATCATTTGTATTTACTATGTTTCTAACTCTTTTAAATACTTTTTCATCAGCATTTTCTAAAAGATTAGATTGTTTAAGGTCTTTACATATTAAGTCAAGGTCATCTGCTTCACTTAACCAAAACTCTGTTATAGTTTTAAGTTTTGTATTTAGTTTTTCTGTTTCCCTCTTATGATTCTCTCTCTGTAAAAGAATAATCTGTTCCTTATCCTTTAAATCAGAAATTAAATCTCCCACTTGTTTTTGGTGAGCTTTGCTTATTTCTTCAAGTTCTTTGTTTCGTTCTTGAAGTTTTCTATAAGGTGTTATTGCTTTCATAATCACTCCTTGTTATTTTTTGATTATGTTTAAATATAACATAATAATTTATTTGTGTCAACTTGACACACTAATATTATAGTGCTAACGTGTACGTATGATAACAGAAAGGAGAAAGCTATGTATTTAATATATACTTTAATTATGGGCATACCTTTTTTTATTATAGTTGTTATGCCTTTACTTAAAATGATTACAGGATAATATATGAAACATACCCAATGAAAGCCCTTGTCATTAATTTGACAGGGGCTTTTCTTTTTGTTATATTGTAATTCTCAACAAGGAGATATATATATGTCAGAAACAAAACCAATAATTGATACAAGCTGGGAGTTAAAGTGGAAAAGGTCTTTACGTAGAAGACTTATTAACTGCCTTGCTCGTATTGAAAATGATGGCAGACCTACACAGGAACTCGGTTATGAATTAGCAAAAGCTAAAGAGTGCTATGTATATTGGAATAGTGATACTGCTATGTGGGAAAAACATCAGATGGTTATTGAAACCAAAGATGAAAAAGAGTATGCAGAATTAGATACTTAAAATATATACTATGGGCGATATTAATTTATTGCCCATAGCTTTTTATTGAGAGAAAGGTTTTATGGAACTAACAACAACAGAAACTTTATTATGGCATTTATTTTTTGGTGCTTGCTTTGTAATTTATTTATGGTGCAAGTATGACTAAAAGATTAATCACAATAGAGGCAAGTAAAATTAGTAAGCAACAACAACAAACTTTAATCATTGAACTATTACTTATGGCTAGACAATGGAGAAGAAAAGTTGGTGCAGATATTAAAATTATAAAAAATGGAAAGGGGGAAGTATGAAAAAAGCGTTGATTTTATTGACTTTTTTAACACTTGTAGCTTGTTCAAACAAACAAGTTATGCTTGGTAAAAAATGTTTAAAAGAAGTTGATGGTAATAAAACCATAACTACTAAATCATATGTTTGGGTAGTCAATAAAGATAATGATTGGTCAAACGATTTAACTAAAGCAAATTGTAAATAGGAGAAACAATGGACGATAAATCAAAATCATTGGCAGATGATTTTTTGCAACACGCAAAGAATATACAAGACCAATATATTACAGGTACACTTCTTGGA